TTTTGACTACACGCAGCTTCTTCGCGGCTGGTTTAAAGTTCATATTTTTAAAATTACTGATCAAACCCATAACGTTTAACTCTTTTACAAGATCGCTACCAACATTATACGCAGAATTCAAATCATTTGTTGTTTTGGCACCCATAATCTGTATTTTTCCCGATCTAAATAATTGAAACCCGTAATTCTTATGTTCCATCTTTAAAGATGGTCGTAATTCTGGTTCATATGACGCATTTCTAGACCGAGAAAACGCCCGCGCTATATTGGCCAAATCCAAAACACCATTGGCTTGAAATGTTCCAACCAAAACAACGTACTTTATCGGGTTATAAAGAAACTTCGACCTAGGTGTGTACGTGTCTATGATATATTTCCGGATCATCTCTGGGTGTCGGATATTATTGTTTAAAATACCACCAGAAAATTGCATCTTTCCATTTTTATAAATCTTAACCATAAACTTACTCTCCAACCCATTTTCAAATATACGGCCATTAATTTCCGCCAAGAAATGAGCGTGTTTATTTTTATTATTAGCACTGGGTTTGACTGTGAACGTGTGTTTCGCACCTATAGCCATTCGCCCATACCGCAATAGTATACTGTTTACCTCTATTCCCAATGTAGAACCAGTTGTGATAGGTTTCCGTTTGTGAGGCTTTTTATACAATATAGAATTTACATCCACCGCGTAATTACCTTCCTTAGCAGTTTGATTTACCATCCCGTTAAATATGGAAAGCTGTAAAGGTGATATTCTCAATTGTGTAAAATTTGTACGAGATAACTTAGCACCCGCAATCGCACCGATCCGGGTAGATATATTATTTCTCGGTAATCGCATAGCATTCGTCATCAATGCACCGCGTTCTTGGTTAGTGAGATAAGGTGCACGCCTTATCATGTTCTGAGACGTGATAGGTGTGTTCGAATTCGAATTTGAATTTGAATTTTCGAATTCGTTAAATAAACCCATATATTACCCCGATATTTTAATCACTTCCGACCGACATTACGGGTTTCGCTGACATATCCGTGATGTCAAGTCCGAATATAAACTCGGTACCGTTTTGTTCCATAGCAGGGAAAGTATCGTCGCAGCTCTGATACTTCATCGGTTCGGTGATTCGTCTGACTTTGATGTCCCTGGTACCAAACGGACCCGCCCATATATCCTGATTCATCGACTTGTTCAATACACCATGGAACTCTGAGTACTTTTTTTTGAAAAATTTAAGGGGACATTTTTTATCCGGATTGAATTCGACACACGGTTCCGATAGGAACGATTCGAGAGGGCTACACGCAGTCGCCAATTGTCTTTGAATATCCATGAAATACTTGGGAACGATGTTCCATACATCCTTCTCGGGCCATTTTTGTGCGAATTCTAAATATGCACGCACGCATTTTTGTAAAATAAAAGGGATTTCGCGTTCAAGTTTGCTATCGAGTGTGGGATCCGCTTCCCTTACCTGTTTCGTGAAATCAACCGTAAGCACACGACGCAGGATACTACCAGAGTTGTCACGCCAATTTGGTACTTCGTTACCTCCCAGAATACCTGGAACAGTCCACTCAAAAGATTGCGCCTTCTCGTGCTTTACCGCAATAGACACGTCTTCACCACTCACAATAGACTGAAACTCTGCTTGTTCGAGAGCTAAGTCACCCTTAATCTCTGGTGCGATGAACATGAACCCATCCATGATAGCTGACAGTCCAAACTTTCGCTCGACGTTATTCGACAACGTTTTAACATCTTCAGTACAGTAGAACTTTCGAAACACTTTTGTGATGAGAGTAGACTTACCTGAACGCGCAACCCCCTTTAAGAATGGAATACATTGCCACTTATCAATCTCATTCACATCATAGCACAAACGCCCACCGAGCGCGAAGATCCATTCACATACATCTTTATTAAGTTGTTGATATTTCAAGATAGAATCGAAAAACGGGGTTGGAATATCTCGCCAATCCGTGTCGCTATAGTCTTCAAACTCCATATCGAAATACTTACTACTTACGACGGTTTGGTCGAGGTTTTTGAACTCGTTCGACTCGTACGTGTAAAAACTTGCGCGCCAATGCGGGTCGTCGATGGATGAACGCACGTCGTCGAACTCCTTACCGATGAATATACCATTCTTGAATGACCATACATGACGATTCTTTTTAATTTCGGGAAATTGCATATCCTTTGTATTTTTTAAGTGTCGAATAAGATCTCCGTGACCAGGGGCTCGAGCTGTCAAATTCTTCCATAGTTCGAATTGTACTTCCTTCTTAGCCACGCCGTAAACGTAGTCTTCGATCGTTTCTAATGGTTTCCATGCGCGGGTCATGGCACCCTCACTGGTCTTAATTTGAATGCAACACTGCCCCTTGTATCTCCTGATTTGACGTCTGTACAGGTCTTTGAGAGTTTGTAATACAGCTTGTTGGAACGGGTTCAATTCTTCAATATTCGTGATAGTAGACATCCTGAAAATGGATGGGTCGGTTTCGGGGTTAATTGGAACATATGTGGGGTTATTAATGCGTTCACTAATACGAGCGTTGCGGAATACGATTTGCCACGCGTCGTCGACCTGATCTATCAGGCGGTTAATACGAACTGACAGTTTCATGTCATTGTCATCCTCTATATCCATCATGTTTAATGTATCAGACCGATGGTACAGTTCACAGAGGCGTTCATTCATACGCTTGACTTTAGATTCTACACGTGTAATATCAATAGATACAGGCAGACCATCCTCTGTCAATTCCTCTTTTGTAAAAAAGTTTTCATATCCGATACGATACGATAAATAGATGTCGTCGCGATTGTTAATTTTCCACATATCTTCCAGTTGAACAAGAAATTTCATGACATCGTCATGAGAAAAAGTTTGGATTTGGTTCGTCCACATGGCACTGTTCGCATCGTCTCGATTTGCCGTCTCATCGATAAAATGTGTAACAGCGTCAGTCATTTTCTAATTATAGAATTCATTTTTTAAGTGGCGTTATTTCTTCTGGAGGATTGATAAAAGTTTGACTAAAATCTTGTTTTGAATTTCCATCTGGTACCCCAAATTCACGAGAGCGCTACATACGGTATCACCTTCAGTGGTTGCCAATGTCGAACCAAGAATAGCTTCCATCGTAGGTTCAAAATTATCTTCGTCTTCATCTTCATATTCCGACATATCAATATCGTCAACATTCTCAGGCTGGCTACCAGACTGAGATTCCTGTTCAGATTCAGATTCGTTCGTAGGTGGATGGGTTATGTGTTCTGATATCTCGGAGTTGGACATTTATTTATGATGAGGAAAAATAGTGCTGTGTTTTTCGCAGCTCAAATAAAATATTGGTATATAATACAATACTCTCAAAATGGCCGGTGGTCTCATGCAACTCGTCGCTTACGGTGCCCAGGATGTTTACCTGACTGGCAACCCTAAGGTTACTTTCTTCCAGGCGGTCTACCGCCGCCACACCAACTTCGCTATGGAGAACATCGAGCAGACCGTCAACGGTACTGCCGCTAACTCCGGACGCGTCTCCGTGACCGTCGCCCGTAACGGTGATCTCGTCGCTGACATGTACGTCGAAATGAAGGCTGCGAGCGCTCTCGGTGCCGTGACCATCAACGCTGGTGCCGTTTCTAACGAATGGGTCGCCGAGCGTGCGATCAAGGATGTCGAACTTTCCATCGGTGGTCAGCGCATCGACAAGCACTACCAGAAGTGGTGGCGTTTGTACTCCGAGCTGTACCTCGACAGCGCTAAGAAGACCGCGTGGGGTAAGATGACCACTGGTTCCGTCGTCGCCGCTTCCGGTGCGGACGGTCAGGTGTTCCTCCCTCTGATTTTCTTCTTCAACCGCAACCCCGGTTTGGCGCTTCCCCTCATCGCGCTGCAATACCACGAAGTCCGTTTGGATTTCGATTTGTCGGGTGAATTCGAAACGTACATGGACTCTTCCAAGACCTTCAAGGTGTGGGCCAACTACATCTACCTGGACACGGAAGAACGTCGTCGATTCGCCCAGAAGGGTCACGAATACCTGATCGAGCAGGTCCAGCACACTGGTTCCGACACGCTCGCCGCCGCTGAACAAACCAAGCAGATCCGTCTGTCGTACAACCACCCCGTGAAGGAACTCGTGTGGTGCGCCTCCGAGTCCAACCAGTCCAACTGCGCCATGTGGAACTTCACCCAGGATGCGGATGCCATCGTGTCCACTTCCGTCGCGAACATGGACCTCACCGGCACCAAGGTGCACGTCGACGCCGATGCCGGTAACGCCCCCAAGCTGCTGGCTGGTCAGGGTGCTACCGCGACTGCCTTCGATGAAGAGACTGTCGGTACCATCAAGACGATGAAGCTCGTGCTCAACGGCCAAGACCGTTTCAAGGAGCAGTCGGGTAAGTACTTCAACCAGGTGCAATCCTACAACCATCACTCCGGTAGCCCCATGCCCGGTGTCTATTCGTATTCCTTCGCGCTCAAGCCCGAGGAACACCAACCCACCGGTACATGCAACTTCTCGCGCATCGATAACGCGCAAGTGTCTATCGTCACCGCGAAGGGTAACACCGCTCAAACCACGCTCAACATGTTCGCGGTCAACTACAACGTCCTCCGCATCCAGAGCGGTATGGGCGGCCTCGCCTTCTCCAACTAATTTGTTGGTTTCGGTTAATTAATAAAAAATATAAAGTATAATTCAATTTTAAAGTGCACACTAATGCTATTTAAAACTGAAAATCTCTAGTCTAGTATGTTAGCTCTAAATCAAACATCGATCCTTACTTACGCAATTACACGGCGACGAACCTATCGACAACGGAAAAAACCTTGTATCAAGAACACCGACGCACTCAAATGTGCGGTACGTCATAGACGATGCGAAGGGTGCCCGTTTAATGATTTCTTCAAACCTGAAAAAATACTCAAGTCAGTTCCAAAACTCAAAAAAGAACACTAACCATGAAACCTCTTACTGAGATGATGCAGTTGATTGACACCCATTCAGTTGCGTGGGTTGAAGCTTCGCTCGAGAATCACAGAGGCTATGAAGACTGAGGCTGGTTCATACGACCGGGACATATGTAAAACGTATCTGAGGGATAAAAACTTAGAGGTTCTGCGTAGAAGGGTTGCTTTAGAGACGCAATTAGTGGAACTTGAGAGTGAGAAGGAGAGTTTAGGAGAGTTGGGGAGAGTTATCAACCATGAATGCGACGACGAGCGTGCCGTATGGAGATTGAATAACCCAGGTGCAGATGCTACCATAACGTTGTTGTTATGAGGGTCATTTTTAAATGCACAATTAATGTTATTTAAAAAATAATATTTATATTAAAATAGTATGTCTACCCTTGCCACTTGTCATATTAGACCACCGCTCGTACCACGAACTCGTATTATCAAGAAGAAGTCTCGTGTAGCTGTCCGTGCAAATTATAAAATTATCCTCATTACACCCGG